CAGTTTGCGGTTGAGCTCTTGCTCAATGCGCACCAGGTGCGGCTGCAAGGTGTAGGTGACAAAGCCACGGCTCATGGATTCAATGCCACTGCCCCAGGAGGTACTGGCACTGGTCTCGCCAATCATGTGCGGGGGCACCCCAAAGGCGCGCGCGATGTCGATCACCTGGAATTTGCGCGCCTCCAACAACTGGGCGTCTTGCGCTGACAAGGTGATCGGGCTGGCCGTCAAACCCTCGGTCAGCACCAGCGGGATGCGGTGCGCGTTGTCTAATCCGGCGTATTTGCTGGCAAAGGCGTTCTGCAGATTGGCAATTTGCTCGGGGTTCATCTTGCCTTGGGCACTCAGAATCATGCTGGGGTGGGCGCCATTGGCAAAGAACTTGCCCGAGTAATCGTCCATGGCCAGCGCATTACCCACTGCATTGCGGGCGGCATAGCTGATCACCGACATCGAATGCAGGCCGTTAAAGCCAAAGCCGGGAAAGTGCAACAAGTCAGCACCATCGAGCCAGGTGGTGATGCCGTACTCCGGCAGGCTCAAGTAGTAACGCACCGAGCCGTCCGTCTGGCGCATTGGGCTGACCGCGCCATGGGGTAAGGGCAATAACTCGCGCACACTGCCATTCAGGGCGCGACGAATCCAGGTGTAGGCGTCGCCCCGCAGCAATTGACCGATCGAGACGCCCTCCCAGTGACTGGCCGCAGTGAACTGGCTGCTGGGTTGCTCGTTGAGTTTGTACCAGAGCTCATCACGCGCCAAGCGCGCCTTGATGTCGCCATCGGTGCGGTATTGGTGCAGCGGCAAGGTGGCAATGGCCCCGGCAATCTTTTGCACGCAGGCAAAGACGGCAGCCACCCGCATGGCACTCAGGGCCGTGACTGGCATGCCAGCACTGGCGGCGCTGCCCATGCCCGTGCCAAAGCTGTCCATGACGTCTTGGCTGTAGGTCGAATTTTGGGGGCACACCTCCCCCGCCCCACCGAATCCCAAAGTTTGTGCCAGGCGTTGCAGAAGGTTCATGGAGGATGGGATGGATGAAGACGGTTAAAAAGATGGTGAAGGAAGCGACAAAGAAGCCAAGCCTTCAGTTTTTACAAAAGCACAAAGCCTTGTTCGATCTCGGTGTGCTGGGCTTGTTGGTGCATCACCCCCACCGCCATGGCCAGAGCGACTGCGCCGTCAATGCGACCGGTGGCTTTGGCTTTGTTCATTTTTCTGTTGCCTGCGCCATCGCGCTCAATGCGGGCGTTGGCCATGCACATGGTCAGCACCGGGTGCGCCCCATGGGCGAGTTGTTCGTTCAGCAGCAGCTCTTCAAGCCGGTCAATGGCAGGGGCCATGTCTTTGAAGCCTTGGCCAAAGGGCAGCAGCGGCAAGTCCAGCCCGATCTCGTCGAGCTCTTTCTTGAGTAAATCAAAGCGCCAGCGGTCAAAGCCCAGGGCGGCGACCTCGCAGTCACTGAGCAGCTCCGCCATGTCACGCGCTACCGCCTCGTAATCAACGGCAGCACCCGGGATGGCACGGATCAAGCCTTGGGACTCCCACACGTCATAAGGCGCACGGTCGCGTTTGGCGCGCTCATGCAGGCCTTTGGCCGGGGTCCAGAAGATGGCCTTGACGTGCCACTTGTCCCGAAAGGCGATCATCACCATGGCCGTGAGGTCAGTCTTGGCCGACAAGTCCAGGCCGACATAGACCGGTTGTTCGTAAAACACCCGGTCATCGGGCTCGGTACTGTTGAGCAGCCAGATGCTGCGTGAGATAAAGGGCGCCATCATCTCCACCCGCTGGTTGAGCACCAGGTTTCTGAAGGTCGGCTCAAAGGACGGCATGCGCTGGGCCCGCTCGGCTTGTTCCTGGACATCGGCCAAGCTGCGAAACTTGCCCAAGGCCGGATTGGCAGCGCGCCAGGCACTGGCATCCGTCAAGGCGCAGTCCTTGGCACCCTCAAACAGGTGCGACACGATGCGTGGGTCTTGGGAGGCCTTGGCGTCATCAAGCCACAGACTTAGCAGGTCGCCATCGTTGGGCGCTTGGGTGCTGATCACCATCAGCAAGGGGCAGGCATGGGCGCCTTGGGAGGTGGTGATGGCATCGACAAAGTCAGACTGGGGGCCGCGCACCTGGCCCAGCTCATCCAGGATGGCCAACACCGGGGACAGGCCATGCGCGGTCTTGCCTTCCGCGCTGATGGCGCGGTACTCGGTGTTCAGGGGGATGCCAATGAGCTTCTTGCTGCTGGGCACCTCCCGGATGATGGCGCGCAAGGCGGGTGACTGCGCCACCATCTTGCTGGCCAGGTCATAGACGATGGCCGCTTGTTCGCGCGACAAAGCACCGCTGATGATCTGGGCGTTGCGCTTGGCCTCCGGCCCGACTAAGTGCACCAGCACCAGGCAGGCAATCAAGGCGGTTTTACCGTTCTTGCGCCCAATCGACAAATAAGCACGCCGGGTGCCACCCGGGTTAGGGTTGGCGTAGACCGCGCGGATGAAGTCCTTTTGAAACTTCTCCAGCACAATGGCTTGGCCCACCTTGGCGCCACTGGGGATGAGGCAGTAGTGCTCGATGAAGCGGATGACCCGTGTGCCGCGACCGGCTGGAGTGCTGGCTTTAACACTGACCACGGCTGGCGTCATTAACGGGGCGTGGCCAAGGTGTTGTCCGCTTCAATCGCCGCAAACGTCATGCCACTGGCCTCCAGCGTGGCAGCTTCCCCGGTGAAGTCCTGCCAGCGCCGGATGATGACATCGCAGTACTTGGGGTCGAGCTCCATTACCCGGGCTAAGCGGCCATGCTTGTGGGCGGCAATCACCGTGGTGCCCGAGCCGCCAAAGCTGTCAAGCACGATGTCGCTGCCCTTGGTGTTGTTGAGCAACTGGTACTCAAACAGCTCGACGGGCTTCATGGTCGGGTGCTCACCATTGCGCGTGGGCTTGTTGAACTCCAGGATGGTGGTCTGTTTGCGGTCCGTCGCCCACAGGTGGGCGGCGCCGTCTTTCCAGCCGTACAGGCAAGGCTCATGCTGCCAGTGGTAGTCCTGGCGCCCCATCACCAAGGAGGACTTCTTCCAGATCAGGCACTGGCGTACTTTCCAGCCCGCATCACTGGCCGCACCCCGAAAGTTATAGCCCTCAGAATCTGCATGCCAGATGTAGAACACGGCACCCGACTTCATCACCGCATCGGCGCCGACATACGCATCACGCAGGAACTGGCGAAAGTCAGCATTACCCATGGCGTCGTTTTGAATCGTGAGCTTAGCCTTGGTGCCGCCCTCGTAGGCCACGTTGTAGGGCGGATCGGTCAGCCACATATCGACCAAGGCCCCGGCCGTTAACTGCTCGAGCTGCTCAATCGAGGTGGCGTCTCCGCACATCACCCGGTGCCCGCCTAAAAGCCAGACATCGCCGAGCTGGCTGACTGGGTCAGGGCGCACCTCGGGCACTGCATCCTCATCGGTCAAGCCCGGGGCCAACAGCTCAGGCATCAGGGCAGCCAACTCGGCCGGGGTAAAGCCCAGCAGATCGAGGTTGAACTCAGCGGCTTGCAGGGTCTGGATTTCCAGCAGCAGCATCTCCTGGTTCCAGCCGGCATTGAGGGCCAGCTGGTTGTCGGCAATCACGTAGGCGCGGGTTTGGTTCTCCGTTAAGTGACTCAGGCGGATGCAAGGCACGGTTTTAAGGTTCAACTGGCGCGCTGCCAACACGCGGCCATGACCGGCGATGATGCCACCCACCCCATCGACCAGCACCGGGTTGGTGAAGCCAAACGCTTTGATGCTGGCCGCAATCTGCGCCACTTGCGCGGGATCATGCGTGCGGCTGTTGCGGGCGTAGGGGATCAAGGCTTCGATCGGCAGGTAGTCGATCTGCGACTGAGCGGTCGTAGCGGTGCTGGAAACTGGGTTAGAAACGGCAGTCGAGGTGGTGGGAGCAGCAGGCATCGGGGTGGATGAAGTAGTGGTTGGGGCGGTGGTAGTCATCGGGCAATCAGGTCATCAAAACTGTTGAGGGCCCGGCCCAGGCGGGCTTGTTCCTGGCCTTGGCCGTTGAGGGTGCGGGGGTCTTGGGTTTGTTGGTTCAGGCTTAAGCTGCGGATCAAGGCGAGTTGCTGGCGTTGCAGGTTGTCGATGATGGCGAAGAAAGGGTTGGGCACTTTGGTGCCTCGTTCGTTGACGATGATGGGCCCGCTGCGGTCCAGCAATCCTTGGTACTTGCGGATATCAGCCTCCAATCGCACCGACTTGGCCACAATCAATAAATCGAAATCACGCCAGCCCTCGCGCGTACGCGCGCGGGTGAACTGGCCCCAGATCACCATTTCAGCGTCATCGCGCAGGCTCACGCCCTCGGGCAAGGCCACTTGTTCGCTCAGTTCACTGGCGAGTTTGACGACCTGGTGGATGCTGTTCTTGCCAGGGCGTTGAGGTTTGGTGGCCATGTGCAGGCGAAATTCCGTAAGTTTGTTAAAGCCAA